TAGAGTTGCTTGAATTTGGTCAATTAACTACTGGAGGATTTGACTCTTTCTCTGGTGGTGCAGGACTCGGAACTTACTCTGCAGCAATATCAGGAAGTAATTTAGAAATTGATTTCCATCCTGGAGTGGGTATTGCTACTACGTGTTTGGTGAACACTGTTCAAGTTGCATTGTCTCAAAATACTTCTGGAATTGCAACAACTAAATTACAATTTGCTGAAATTGATGGAAGGACAACCAGCATTTCTGCATCTGGAACTCCTGGAGTTACAACTGTCTCTCAATATGGTAATGACTACGACTCTGCATACTTTATAGCGCAGGTTGCTGATACTACTAATGGCAAATATCAGATTTCTGAAGTAGTTGTTGTTGATGATTATGTCGATGCGACGAATTCTCATGATACTTATTTTACTGAATATGGTAATGTTGAAACTGGTGTTGGATTAGGAACGTTTGGAACTAGTATTGATAGTGCTGGCACTGTCTCTCTTCTGTTTACTCCAAATGCAAGTATTGCTACAAAAGTAACTGTATTTAAAAATGCAGTTACTCTTGATCAAGACACTACTCTAGGAGTTGCGATTACTTTTAGTAATGCTTCTATTGGTGGAGAATTTGGAACTTACGAGGGGACAGAATCAGATATTAGGAGATCATTTGGATTAACGCATAAAACCGATGAAATTTTCGAAAGATACTTCACTGGTAATGATAGTTCTATTGTTAATGTAGCAGATAATACTATTACTATTCCTAATCACTTCTTCGTCAGTGGTGAGAAGATTGAATATGTTCACGTTGGAACTGCTTCCTCTGCTGTTGGAATCGCTACAACATCTTTCGTTGGTGCTTCAAATACAACATTCTTACCTGGAGAAAATATCTTTGCAGTTAAGGTTGATGACAACAATATTAAAATTGCTGCTAGTGCCGAAAACGCACTTAAAGATGTTCCTCAAATAGTAGAACTTGAAAGTGTTGGTATTGGAACTTCTCATAGATTTGTAGCAACTAACCAGAATGCTAAAGTTATGGTTGCAATTGATAATGTTATTCAATCTCCTATTGTTGCTACTTCAGTAACTACGGGATTATCCACCAATACAACTATCTTTGAAAATATAGTTAAATTTAGTGGAATAACATCATTCTTTGGATCTGATTTAGTCAAAGTCGGCAATGAAATTATGAAAATTGAAGGTGTTGGTATTGGCAGCACCAATTTCATAAAAGTCCGCAGAGGGTGGTTGGGAACTAAAGTTGCCGCTGCTGGAACTCATGCTTTAGTTACTAAAATTACAGGTAATTATAATATTGTAGACAACGTTCTTAATTTTGTAGAGGCACCTTTCGGAAATACTCCTATTGGTTCCACAACTAATCCACCAGATCAAAGAGACTATGTTGGAATTACAACAAGTTCTACTTTCCAAGGTAGAACATTCATTCGTTCTGGTATTAATAATTCATCAAACGATTCCTATCATAAAAACTATGTCTTTGATAATATAAATGATAAGTTTGACGGAACTACTAGTCAGTTTACGTTACAGCAATCTAGTTCTAATGTGGATGGAATCGACACTGAAAATGCAGTGATACTGATTAATGACATTTTCCAAGTTCCATCCGTGAGAAAAGATTATATTTTGAATGAAACTTCTGGTATTACAACGATTACATTTAACGGAACCTCACCACAAACTCCTCTTGGACCTGATGTAGGAATTTCTAGTTTCCCTAAAGGTGGAATTATAGTTTCTGTTGCTTCGACTGAGGGATTTGGTTATCAACCTCTGGTTGCTGCTGGTGGCACGGCAATTGTATCTTCTGCTGGTACGATTACTTCAGTATCAATTGGTAATAGTGGTTCTGGGTATAGATCTGGAATACAGACAAATGTTTCTGTAGGAGTAAAACTACCAGATGTCGTGGGATCTACTATTATCCCAGTAGGAATCGCTTCTATTTCTGCGGGTAATATAACTTCAGTAGCTATCACAACTGATAGAGTTTTCTATGCACCTCGTTCCATATCAAACGTTGGATATAATTCCATAACTGGATTGACAACTGTTACAACTTCTACTGCACATGGTTTATCTTTTGGTGAAGAGATTATTGTTTCGGGAATTGCATTTACATGCGATTATAGTGGTTCTGGTCCTGTCAATGTAAGTAATGCCATTTATGATAATATAAGTGGTATCATGACCGTGACCACATCATCCGCTCACAATCTTTCCACTACAGGACAAAAGAGTGACGTTATTCTTACTGGATTAGCATTTACTTGTGGTTTAGACGGTGGATCTTCTACTCACGTTTATCCAAGAACAACTGATCCTGCATATTGTGGTTCTAAAGTAACTTCTGTTCCCAGTACCACAGAATTCGTTATAAATGTTGGAGTTTCTACTGTCCCAACATTCTATCAAAGTGGTGGAGTAGCACAACCTACTCTTATTGCACCAAGATCTAGTAACAACTCCGCTAGTGGATTTGATCCCGCATCACAAGGATCAAATGTTCTCAAAATTATTGATAGTACTAATTTCGAAATAAACACTGGTATTTCCACTCGCACACATTTCTATGCAAGATGTGGAACGGTTAAAAAACCAATTGATATTGTTATTGATGACCCCGTATCATATTCCGATATGCGTTTATTCTACAGTTCTTCTTCTGCTACTGGAGTTGGAACTGAAGCAACTATCGATGTTGTAGTTGGTAATGGTTCTAGTGTTATTGATTTTGAAATTGATAACACTGGATATGGATATAGAGATGGTAGTATATTAACGGTTGCAATCGGAGGAACAACAGGAATACCAACTACATCATCTTATTCTGGGAATGAGTTCCAAGTTACTGTTGATGAAGTTGCAGATGATAAGTTTGCGGGCTGGTCTGTAGGAACTTTACAAGTTCTTGATAACATTGAAGAATTTATAGATGGAGTGAGAAAAGACTTCCCGCTCAAATTGAATGGAGCAATTACTTCAATTGTCTCTTCTCCAGGTTCTAAGATTGATGTGCAAGATGTATTAGTTATTTTTGTAAATGATATCTTGCAAGAACCAGGTATCGGATATGAGTTTTCTGGTGGTAGTACCCTCACGTTTACAGAATCATTGAAGATTGGTGATAAAGTTACCATCATCTTCTACAAAGGAAATGGCGACAGTGATGTTATCTTCAGAGATGTTATCGAGACTGTCAAAAAAGGTGATACCCTACAACTTAATCACATGCCTGGGTCTCAACCAAAGAGTCTTGACGAAGACGAAAGAAGTGTTCTTGACATTCTTTCAACAGGTAACGTTGAAACAAACCCCTACTTCGGACCTGGAAATACTAACGATGTAACTTTAGCAAGACCAGTTACCTGGTGCAGACAAACTGAAGATAAGATTATTAACGGTATTCCAACAGGAAAGGATAGGGAACTTTATGAACCAGTTATTAACCCAACAGCATATATTATTAAAAATGTTGGTGTAGGTTCAACTACAGTATACGTTGATAGTCTAAGACCACTATTCAATCCCCAAAATGAGGCAGCAGATTTACAGTTCCAAGATAAAATTAAATTTGTCGCCCAAGAACCAAAAGTTGGTGCATCTGCAACTGCAGTTGTTTCTGGGTTTGGAACTATTTCCTCTGTAGTAATATCTAATGGTGGTGTTGGATATAGTACCGCAACCGTAAGTTTTGGTTATACCTCTGCGTCTAGAGCGTTTGGTACAGTTACTATAAGTGCTGGTGGAACTGTTACTGGTGTTGCAATTACCTCTCCTGGAGTTGGATATACATATACAAGCGTACCTACTGTTCTCATCTCTCCTCCAGGACATACTGAAGAAGAATGTAATGTAAATACTTACTTGGGTGATAATGGTATTATTGTTGGATTCGGCACCACTGCTGGTCCTAAATTTATCTTTGATATTCATATCCCATATAATTCCCTCCTTAGAAATGAAGTTGTTGCCGGAACTGCAGTTACAATAACTTCTATTCAGGCAAGTGACTACTTTAAAATTGACAAATCTAATGTTGGTATGGGAAATACATTTGACGGAATATATGAGGTCTCTAGCATAGAGACATTGACTAGAGATGTTGTTGGAATATCGACGACAGTCAAACGATTGTTTGTTGATGCTACCGTTGTTCCTTCGGGATACAGCACTGGAATCACAACTTCCGATAGTGGTTTTGGTAACTTTAGTTGGGGAAAAATTGATATTTCCTCAAGAGATCTCACAAGTTCTTACACTGCATACCCTTCTGGTATAACCACTTCAACTAGGGTCATTAGATCAAACTTCTTGAAGTCTAAAAATTATACCGCAAACTCTTAATAAATAAAGAAAAACCTGCGTCAAATGGCTGCTATTATAACGGATCAGATTAGGATATTAAACGCAAAGAATTTTATTGCTGGAGTAAGTAACTCTAGCAATTCTTATTATTCTTTTATTGGGTTACCTAATCCCACAGATTATCAAAGTGATTGGGATACAGATCCTCCTTCACCTAAAGATAATTTTGATCAAGAGAATGACTATTGGGATACAATGGTTGCTCTTAAAAAAGTTAATACTTCTGATGCAAGTCAAGTAGTTCCAAAAAGAACATGGAGTTCTGGTAATGCTTATGACATGTATCGCCATGACTATAGTAGAACCAATACAGCAAAGGTTTCTGGTTCAACTTCACTATATCTCGCAAATTATTTTGTAATGAATAGTGATTTCAGAGTTTACATTTGCCTACACAATGGAATAAGTCCAGACAATCCTACAGGAAAGGCATCTTTGGATGAACCAACTTTCACTGATTTAGAACCAAGAAGTGCAGGAACTAGTGGTGATGGATATATTTGGAAATATTTGTATACTATCAAACCAAGTGAGGTGGTAAAATTTGAGTCTACTCAGTACATGCCAGTTCCAAGAGATTGGGGCACAGCGACTACTAATGCAGCAGTTAGAGACAACGCAGTTGATGGCAGTATTAAAATTGTAACCATCACTAATCGTGGAGTTGGTTTAGGAACTGCTAACACAACCTACACTGCAGTTCCTATTAGTGGTGATGGATCTGGTGCAGAATGCACTATTATAATTAACGGAAACCAGCAAGTAGGGGAAGTAATTGTTTCTAATCAGGGTTCTGGTTATACTTACGGCAATGTTGATTTAGTTGGTGGTGGAGTTCCTACAGGAACAGATAGACCATCTTTGGAAGTAATTATCCCTCCCCAAGGTGGTCATGGTGCAGACATTTATAGAGAGTTGGGAGCATATAATGTGCTTCTTTATTCTAGAATTGAAAATGATAATGAAAATCCAGATTTTATTACTGGAAATCAAATATCTAGAATTGGACTTGTAGAGAATCCAGAACAGTTTGACTCATCTACGGTATTAGTTTCAGATAAAGCATCCGCTTTAAATGCACTTAAACTAGTGGGAACTGGATATAGCACTGCAACCTTTACATCAGACTCATACTTTACTCAAACAGTTGGAACAGGTGTCACCGCTGTAGGTAGAGTTGTCAATTACGACCAGACTACAGGAGTTCTTAAATTTTGGCAGGACAGAAGTCTTGCAGGATTCAGTACTGTTGGAACAGCACAAACTCAACCAACATACGGATTTGATCTAAATGAATTTACTTCTACACCTTCGGGAAGTGGAGACTTAGTAATTAATCCATCTACAGGTTCTAATTTAACCATTGACACCAACTTCTCAGGTATATCTACGGTAATAAATAATCGTACTTACTATCTTGGTCAGAGTTTTACGAGCGGTGTTGCCAACCCTGAGGTTAAAAAACACTCTGGGAATATTATTTACGTTGACAACAGACCATCTATAACAAGATCGTCAAACCAAAAAGAAGACATAAAAGTTATTTTGCAGTTCTAAAGAATTATGCCTCAACAAACGAATCTCAACGTAGCGCCATATTTTGACGATTTTGATCCCGCTAACGACTACCATAAGGTATTATTCAAACCTGGTTATCCTGTTCAGGCAAGAGAGTTAACATCTCTCCAGTCTATACTGCAAAATCAAATTGAAAAATTTGGTCAGCACTTTTTCAAAGAAGGTGCAAAGGTAATTCCTGGAAACACTGCGTATACTAGATTGTACTATGCAGTTCAATTAAACAATAATTTCCAAGGGGTTCCTGTATCTGCATATGTAGATCAATTAATCGGAACAAAAATCACTGGAGCTAGGTCTGGTGTGACTGCTGTTGTTGACAGTATTATTTTACCAGAAGATTCTGAAACCGGAAATATAACTCTTTACATCAACTATTTGGGTTCTAGTACAACAAATAATCAAACCCAAACGTTTTTTGATTCAGAAGATTTAACTTGTAATGAAGTTATTATTTCTGGACTACTAGGCAATACAACTATTCCAGTAGGGTCTTCTTTTGCAGGCACCATAGAAAACAATTCTACTGCTACTGGATCGGCTTTCTCTGTAGAGAATGGTATTTATTTTATTAGAGGCAATTTTGTCAATGTTAACAGAGAAACTTTAATTCTTGACCAATACGGTAATACTCCAAGTTATAGAATTGGTTTCTTTATCGAAGAAGAAATCGTTACTGCAGATTTAGATGAATCTCTCAATGATAATTCTCAGGGGTTTAATAACTATGCTGCTCCTGGTGCAGATAGACTTAGAATTAGTGTAAGTTTATTCAAAAAACCTTTAGATGACTTTAGTGATGATAATTTTATTCTACTTGCAACTGTAATTAATGGGGTTATTCAAACTGAAGCTAGGAAATCTCTGTTTGGTGGAAGTGCAGGATTTTCTGATGTAACTGATACTCTTGCTAGAAGAACTTTTGATGAATCTGGACATTATTATGTAAAACCATTTGATGTTTCTCTGGCAGAATCTTTAAATGATCTAGTTGGAAATAATGGAGTGTTTAATGTAGGACAATTTACTCCTGGAGGAGCAACTCCTACTGATAATCTTGCACTATATAAATTCTCTCCAGGAAAAGCGTATGTAAAGGGATATGAAATTGAAACTCTTACTACAACGTTTATTGATGTTGATAAACCAAGAACTACAAAAACTTTAGAAAATCAAAATTTTGTTTACAATACAGGTCCAACGTTTAAACTGAATAGCGTATATAGAGCACCTACGGTCGGAGTTGGTAATACATTTGTTGTAAGTTTAAGGAACCAAAGAGTTGGAGTTAATTCTGAAAGTGCTCCCGGAAAAGAAATTGGTCTTGCAAGAGCATACGACTTCAGATTAGAGTCTGGAACTTATAGTACCACTAATGCAAATACGAACCAGTGGGATCTCTCATTGTATGACGTACAGACCACCACTGAAATTGCATTAAACCAGGCACACACCCTAAATGTTCCTACTTTCGTTAAGGGTAACTCTAGCGGTGCAACTGGATTTTTAAGATACCCAGTAAGCGCAGGAACAGCTGTTACTGTATATGATAGCAACGGAATTTTTATTCAGAATGAAAGACTTTCCTTTAATGGACTTGAAGATGGAAGAATTGCTATTGCAGTAACAGAAAACAAAATTTCTAATGTAAAATCTGTCTTCGCATCTTCTAATACATTAGATTTAGCAGATGGTATCACTGGTGTAAACACTTTCAGTGCTAACGTTCTGCAGTCTAATAAGTTTACTGTTGGTATTGCTACCATTAGTCCTAAATCTGGTGGAGTTAGCACAATTACCGCTGGCAATAATCTGTTCCCTGGAACTGTTGTCAAAGAAAATGATTTAATAAGATATACTGATACAACAGCAGGACTTACAATAGATCCTATTATTGCTAGAGTTACTAATGTAGGAACCTCCAATGTAACTATTGAAGGTGTTGCTACTGTTTCTGGGATAGCAAGTGGATTCTTACCTGCAACAACTTTAAGTGTTACTGATCTGCAAGTTCTTAGTACTGAACTTTCTGTTTCTTCTGATAATACCCTATATACCCCCTTACCAAAACCGAATGTAGCAGCAGTAGATATTTCCGAATCTACAATCACAATTAGAAAAACTTTTAGTGTCGATATTGCATCTGGACAACTTTCTGTTGCAGCTGAAGCAGGAACTGGTGAAGTTTTCCTTCCATTTGATGATGAAAGGTATGTTCTTATCAGATCTGATGGAAAAACTGAACAACTTAGTGCAGATAGATTTGAAGTTTCGGCAAATGCAAAGTCTCTACAGATTAGAAATCTTGGAACTGATAATACTGGAGCATCTTTAATTGCTACTTTAAGAAAAAGAAATGCAAAATCTAAAGTAAAAATTAAAAATAGAGTAAAATCTATTATTGTTGATAAATCTAGACTTGAAGGATCTGGAATTGGAACTACTACTCTCAATAATGGCCTTACTTATGGAAACTATCCATATGGAACTAGGGTTGAAGATCAATTAATTTCACTAAACTCTCCAGATATTATTTCAATTCAAGGAATCTTTGAATCTGCGGATACATCTACTGCTTCTTGCCCTAAGGTATCTCTCCTTAATATTATTAGTGCATCTACAACCACTTCCGATATGTTAGTCGGAGAAAAAATAACAGGACAAACTAGTGGTGCTGTAGCAATAGTTGCTGAGATTGTAGATGCATCTACAATTTCTTTCATCTATAAGAACGAATCTGTGCTTATTGAAGGAGAAGATATTATATTTGAGGAATCAGATATTAGTGCTAGAGTTTCTGTTTTGACTACACCTAGTTTTAATGTTTCTTCAAATTATTCATTTAAAAGTGGTCAAGAAGAAACTCTATATTCTTATGGAACTATAAAAAGGAAAGTGAAGAATAGTGCTCCAGTAAAGCAATTAAAAATTTATTTTACTTCTGCATATTTTGATACAACTGATAATGGAGATATTGTGACTGTAGAGTCATATAAAAACTTCGATTACTCTACAGAAATTAAAACAGTTAACGGATATAGAACTAGTGATATTATTGATTTGAGACCAAGGGTTTCTGAATACAGTGTTGTTGAAAATGCTAGATCTCCTTTAGAATTTGCTGGAAGAGTATTTAATGGTGCAGGACAATCCGTCCAAAACATTCTAGCATCTGACGAATCTATTACTGCTGATATTGATTACTATCAAGGAAGAATCGATAGAGTTTTTCTTTCCAAAGATGGACGATTCCAAGTTGTTTATGGGACTCCCTCAGATGATCCTGTAAATCCAAACCCTATTGATGATGCCATTGAAGTTTGTAGCGTAGAACTACCGCCATATCTCTTTAACATTAGTGATGCGAAACTAGCATTTAATCAGCATAAGAGATATCGTATGCAAGATATCAAAAAACTTGAAGATAGAATTAGAAGTCTTGAATATTATACCACTCTCTCTTTACTGGAAAAAGAAACTGCAAATTTATTTGTTCCTGATTCAGAAGGTTTGAATAGATTTAAGTCAGGTTTCTTCATTGATAATTTCTCTGGATTCCAAACTCAGGATGATAGTTTTGATATTAAAAACTCTATTGATGTCAAATATAATGAAATTAGACCTAGACATTATACCAATTCTGTTGATATGATTCTTGGTCCTGTTGTTGATAGAGATCCCAATCTAGATTCCAGTATTGCTCCAATTGAAGGTAATAATGTAAGAAAAGGTGATGATGTCTTAACACTTGATTACGCTGAGGTTGAGTATATTACTCAAGCATTTGCAACTAGAACTGAAAGTGTTACCCCATTCCTTATTAGTTTCTGGAATGGAACTATGGAATTAACTCCATCTACTGATAGTTGGGTGGATACATCTCGTCTAGAAGCAAGAACTATTCAACAAGAAGGTAATTATAATGAAACATTGGATAGACTCGCTGAAGCAGGATCTATTGACCCTCAGACTGGATTTGGTCCAATTCTTTGGGATTCATGGGAAACTAATTGGGGAGGTATTGTAGAGGAAAGTAGCACTCGGAGAAGAGTCATTAATAATGGTCCTGATACTATTCATCGTCAAGGACCTGGTAATAGATCTAGACAAAGAAGAGAAACTAGAACTCTAACTGATGTGGTCCTTGAAGAGACTCTTGTAAGTAGATCTCAGCAGGGTACTCAATCTAGAGATGGAGTTAGAACTATTGTTACTGAACAATTTGATGTTAGTTCTCTTGGAGATAGAGTTATCAGTAGAGATTTAGTTGCAAATATGAGATCTAGAAACGTTGAATTCGTTTCTAAGAAGATGAAACCAATCACAAGATTGTATGCATTCTTCGATGGAGTGGACGTTACAAAGTATTGTGTACCCAAACTTCTTGAAATTTCCATGACTAGTGGAAGCTTCCAAGTTGGAGAGACTGTAGTTGGTACAATTGTAAGAACAGGACTTTCTGAAGAGTCTAATGAAACTTCCGCGAGAATTACCTTTAGAGTTGCTCAGGCAAATCATAGAGAAGGTCCATACGATAGTCCAACCAAAACTTTCCGAGAAAGTCCTTATACTAGTCGTCCACTTGCAGGTTCTTATTCTTCAACTTCAACAATCTTAAACGTTGACACTCTTTCTCTTTCGGAACAACCCCAAGGTAGTTATTTTGGTTATGTCCAGACAGGAATGACGTTTGTTGGAGAAACAAGTGGAGCACAAGCTACCTTAGATGATGTACGACTTATTTCTGATCTGTCTGCTACTATTATTGGCAGTCTCTTTATTCCTAACCCAAACAATCCTAACTTCCCTAAATTTGACACTGGAACAAAAACGTTTACTCTTGTAAATGATATTGATAACAATCAGGATTTAGCATCTACTATTGCAGAAGAAGCATTTACTTCTACTGGTACTTTAGAAACTATCCAAGAAAATATCCTTTCAGTTAGGAATGCAAGGATAGAGCAGAAAAGAGAATTCCAAGAAAGAAATGTAGAACAGTCTCTTGGAACTGAAGTAGTTAATAGTAATGTAATCAGCACGCGACAAAGGACTCAAACAATTATTACTTGGTATGATCCACTTGCTCAGTCCTTCTTAGTTGAAGATGAAACCGGTTGTTTCTTAACTAGTTGTGATGTGTTCTTCAGAACAGTTGACGACATGGATGTCCCAGTTGTCTTCCAATTGAGAGCTATGGAAAATGGTCTCCCAACCACTAAAATTCTTCCAGGTTCAGAGATTGTTTTAGACCCATCCGACATTCAAACTTCTTCTGATGGATCTATCGCTACAAACGTTCAATTTAAATCACCTGTTTATGTTGAAGGTGGTAAAGAATATGCAATTGCTTTAGCATCCAACTCTACTAAGTACACTGTTTATATTTCCAGAATTGGAGAAAATGATTTACTAACTGATACCTTTATTTCCAATCAACCTTATCTCGGTTCCCTATTCAAGTCCCAGAATAATACTACTTGGGAACCAAGTCAATGGGAAGATCTTAAGTTCACTCTGTATAGAGCAGATTTTATTGAAAGTGGAAGTGTTGAGTTCTATAGTCCAGAACTAACACAAGGAAATGCTCAGATTGCTAAGTTACTTCCTGATCCTATTTCTATCGCATCTAAAAAAATTAGAGTTGGTCTCGGAACAACTGTTGCAGATACTGGATATGAAATTGGAAATACATTCTTCCAAGATGGAACTAATGCTACAGGAAATTTAGTTGGTACTGCTGGATCTGTAACAGGAAACCTGTCTATATCGAATGCTGGTATTGGTTACACTCCTGCTGATGGATCTTATACTTTCTCAGGAGTCAATCTAATTACTATCACTGGTAGTGGTAGAGGTGCAACTGCTAATATAAGCATATTGAATGGAAGTGTAGTTGCTAGTGGTGCAACTATTGATGCTGGTGGATCTGGATATCAAGTTGGAGATGTTCTTGGAATTTCTACGATTGGTATTGCCACCATAGGTAGAGATGCAAAACTTACAGTTAGCGGTATTGGTCATACTAATGAAATTATTCTTGATAATGTTCAAGGTAATTTCGTTGTTGGTGGAAGTAAGTCAATGAGATACTTCAATAGCGTTGGAGTTGCTCAAACATTAAATAATGATCTTCCAGGCGCTCCAGGCGGAGATGTCCAAATTGCATCCATTATTACAATTAATGATGGTTTGCATATGAATATTGCCCACCAAAACCATGGAATGTATTTTACTGAAAATACTGTTAAACTTTCTGGAGTGAAACCTGATATCAAACCAACAACGCTCACTGCAGCATATCCAGCAGACTCCACATCAGGTCTTACGGTTGGACTTGGGGCAACATTTGCTACATTTGAAAATGTTGGAGTTGGAACAACTAACTCAGGTTTACTGCTTATTGGTGATGAAATAATCACATATACCAATGTGACTGGAAATACTATTGGTGGGAATATTGCAAGAGGTCGTAATCCAAAATCGTATCCAGCAGGAACTCCAGTATTTAAATATGAATTGTCTGGAGTGAGTCTTGATCGTATTAATAAGACACACACTTTATCGGATGTAACAGAGTCCGATCCATTCACATTTGATTCTTATAAGATTAAACTTGATATGAGCGGAAATACTGGTACTGCTAGAAATACTGATGTTGGATTCCCTCAATTATTCCTAAGTCAATCCAAATCGACTGGTGGTAAAACAATTAGAGCAACCCAGAACATGCCATTTGAACTAATTACTCCTAATGTACATAATATGACGGTTCCTGGAACAACCATTAGTGCTGAAATTAGAACTACTACATCTAAGAGTTTTAGTGGAACAGAAGTTCCTTTCTCAGATGCTGGATTTAGTGATATTATTATCAATCAAAAGAACTATTTTGATTCTCCAAGAATGATTGCATCTAAAGTTAATGAGGATGTAAATTTAACCACGATGCCTGGTTCCAAGTCAATGAATATGAGAATGTTCTTGAATACTGTTGATACGAGAGTTACTCCCGTTATTGATACTCAGAGAGTAAGTGCTGTACTTACATCTAATAGAGTAAATGATGTTGTTACAGACTACGCAACAGATTCTAGAGTAGATAGTATTGAAGAGGATCCCACAGCATGTCAGTATATTTCTAAGGAAATTGTACTAGAAAATTCTGCATCTTCTATTAAAATTATACTTTCTGCTCACATCAATCTTGATGCAGATATTAGAGCATTCTATGCAGTAGGAAACGCACCTGGATCTGAACCAATTTTCTCACCATTCCCAGGGTATTCTAATATTAATACTAGAGGTCAGGTGATTCTGCCACAAAATAATAATGGTCAACCAGATTCATTTATAGTGAAGTCCAATACTTTAGCACATGATTCTGCTCTTGTAGATTATAGGGAATATACATTCTCTATTGATGATTTGCCTTCATTTAAAACTTATAGAATCAAACTAAATCTAACATCTAAGAACCAGTGTTATGTTCCAAGAGTTAAGGATCTAAGAGTAATTGCTTTAGCATAATATGGATTTTTACGAATTAAAAGGAAATAAGGATCTCGCAAGAGATCCTGAAACCAATGCAGTTATTAATGTAAATGGTTTGGATTATTCTCAATATCTTTCTGCCAAAAGTGTTAAGAA